CCATCACCCAGGACGGCGCGGTGCCGCTGAGCTGAGTCGGACTGACCTGAATCGATCCGTCGGTCAGCGCCTCGACCCGGACCAGCGGCGGGTTGGCGTTGGAGAACTGGCTGACGCCCCAGGCCAGGGCGCTGCGGGTCGACGGGCGGATCCCGGCCGGCAGGGCGCCGGCGGCGAACGGGGTGACCGCGGTGTTGATGGCGAACGTGCCGCTGGTCTTCTGGATCCAGAAGTAGACGTAGCAGCGGGTACCGACGACCCGGTAGCCGGGCACCGGGCCGGCCACGCCGGTGTAGTTCGCGAAGCCGGAGGCGATCGTCAGCGCGGTCCAGCCGGAGGCGAACTTGGCCTCGATCTGGTTGGCCAGGGCCTGGATGTCTTGCGGCACGTTCGGCGCCGACGACAGCGACGGGTACGGCAGCTGCAGGTTCGAGGTCGACGGCATGGCGCTCCTAGCTGGGTGGGGTGCCGATGATGCGGCCAAGGATCAGCAGGCCCCCAGGGGGCTGGTACAGGACGGCGACGACGTGGCCGACCGTCGGCGTGTACGAGGCCAGGTAGGCGGCCTGCACGGACTGGCCGCGCCAGGTGACGGTGGTCAGAGCGTTGCCGTCCGCCGCGGCGCCCGCGGTGACGGTGGCGACGGTGGCCGGCTCGACCCAGGCGGACGGGGCGCCCTGCGGCGGCTTCCCGCGTAGCACTTCGGCGGCGAGCCTGCTGGTGTTGGTGGGCACCGGGTCACTCCCCGCTCGGGACGTCGCCGTCCGGCCGCGACGACCGGGTGGTGATCTGCTGGGTGCCGGTCACGTCGAGCGGGACCGTGGCCGCGTCGATCAGGTGGAGCTCGGTGGTGCCGTCCGGGGTGAGCACGGTGACGACGTCCCCGCGATCCAGCGCCGGGTTGACCACCGCCTCGACGTTGAGCTGCGCGTTAACCCCTTTGACCTTGTTCAGCAGGGCCTTGGCGGCGACGAGGGCCTGCGCCGAGGTGGTCATGGCGGGCGAGGTGTACCGGTAAGGGACGCGGCCGAACGGGCCGCCGACGTAAGTGCGCGAGGTCGGGTCGGTGTCGGCGACGACGACCGGCGCGTACGGTGCGGTGCCGGACACGTTGGACGGGTAGGCGACGACGACGTTGTAGGTGCGAGTGCGGTCGCGGATCCGGTCGCCGGACAGCAGTACCCCGGAGGGTGAGGCATCGACCGTCCACACCGGGGTCTGGCCGAGCAGCGGCGCGTCCTCGATGACCAGGTTGCCGAGGTTGCCGAAGTACACCTCGGCGCCGATGGAGGTGGCGAGGTCGACGACGGCCTGGGCGCGGTCCTGGTCCCAGACGAGCGGGCCGGCGGTGGCGGTGCTGGTGGCGTTCTGCGTCACCGAGATCCCGGAGACCGCACCGGTGACAAGGCGGGCGATCTCGGCGCGGATCTGGGCGGTCGCGATCGCCGGGGTGGGCTGTTCGAACTGGGCGCGCTGTACCCGGGCCCACCGGTCGGGCGCTGAGGTGACGGTGATGCCGCCGGCCGGGCCGACGCTGATCGACTGCTGGTCGAGGGAGAACACGCCGAGCGGCACCAGTTCGACGTCGCCGGACGGGTAGCGGATGCCCCGGTACGGGCGTAGCTCGACGCCGATGGTGTCCAGGGTCGACCAGAGGGTTCGGTCGGTGATGGACAGGTCGAGGGTGCGGCGTACGCCGGTGCCGTTGTTGATGTTGACGGTGCCGCCGGAGATCGGCATGTCGGAGGCGATGAGGCTGCCGCCGAGGTAGGCGTCGACCTGGACGACGGCGGCGTGCGATTCGCGCAGCGCGGACAGGAAGGTGGTGCTGACCGGGTACATCAGGCGCCCGTCAGCACCGCGGTGTAGGTGGCGTACCGGGTGAGGACGGCCTGGTAGGTGGCCTGGGCGGCGAGGACGGTGGCGTAGGTGCGCTGCGACTGGATGCCGCCGGCGGGCCGGCCGACGACGATGTACGGGGCCGTCCAGATCCGCCAGGGGTGCGGGTAGTAGTCCTCGCGGAGCCGGTTCTGGGTGAGGTCGCCGAGCGCCAGGTACTGGTGGGTGAGGTCGGCGCCGAACAGCTTCGCCGGGGGGACGTCGAGCAGCAGCGGGGTGACGTCGTCGACGAGGCCGAGCAGGGCGGCATGTTCGGTGTCGTTCTTGGTCCGCAGGGTGATCGTGCCGGTCTTGGCCTTGCGCTGACCGTCGGAGACGACCACCGGGGTCGCCCGGCCGAGCGGCTGCAGCACCGCCTGGGTGACCGCGCGGACCGGCTGGCCCTCGCCCTGGAAGTCGACCAGCTGCGACAGCGACGGGACGCCCGGGTGCCGCAGCCACACGTCGGCGACGTTGAGGGTGACGGCGGAGGAGGTGAGGCTGCCGGCCGCGGTCGTGGCGGTGTAGGTGGTCGAGGATCCGAACCAGGATTCGTAGTCGTAGCCGACCCAGGAGCCGGAGCCGTCGAGGGTGGCCGGCTCGGCCAGCCGGACCGGGGTCTGGCTGCCGTCCGGGTCGTTGCGGACGATCGTGGCGGAGGTCTGGCCGGTGTAGGTGAGGTTGAGCAGGACCCGGGGCGGGTTGTTGGTCGGGTCCGCGGTGGCGGTCAGGGTCGTCGTCACGGCGGCTCCTTCACGCGACCTGGTAGACAGTGGCGTCGACGACCTTGCCAATTGCCGTGTCGACCTCGAGCCGGACCTGCCGGGTGATGGTCTCCGCGCCGAGGGTGATCGGGATGGTGGCCTGCACAGTGACGTTGCGGGCCGCCTGCGCCGCGGCGCCGGTGCCGGGCTGCCAGTTGACGTGGCCACCCCACCAGTTGGCGACAGCCCAGCCGACCTGGGCGCGGGTCTTGGCCAGGTTGCCGTTCTTCGGGGCGAACAGTTCCCCGCCGGTGGCCGGCTCTGCCCAGGCGTACCGGGTCGGCCCGGCGGGCGCGATCTGGGCGTCGGTGAGCGCCCCGCCAGCGGCGTGGGTGTAGATGCCGCCCCACCGGTTGCGGGTCAGGGTGATCCGGGCGTACTGGCTCATCAGGCTGTTGACCTGCGCGCGGGTCATGCCTGCCTTGAGCAGGATGGTGCGCAGCTGGTTGACGTAGCCGTTGTAGAAGGCGGTCGCGGTCTTGGCGTTGCCGGTCTCCTGGTACTGCGATTGGGCGGCGGCCTCGGCGGCGGACAGGTAGGAGAACAGGGTCTGCAGTTCGGCGCGGCCGGTGGCGGTGCGGCCGCTGAACGTCGGTTTCGTCCACGCGAACGCGGTCTTGGCGTTGGCCAGGGCGTCCTCGGCGGAGGCGAAGTCCTGTACCGACTTGACCCGGGCCAACGAGTTGGACGGGGCGGCGTTGGAGAGGTCGTAGGCCGGGCGCTCCGAGTAGGCCTTGATCAGCGCCCGGCGGGTGGCGGCGTTGACCTTCATCTTCTTCAGCGACGCGTCGAGCTGCCGGACGTAGTCGTCGTAGACCTTGTTGGCGGCCTTGACGCTGCCGGTCTCGTCGTACTTCGCCTTCGCCGCGTCCTGGGCGGCCTTGATGCCGGAGATCAGCGACGACCGGTTGTCGCGGCCCTTCTGGGTGGCCATCGAGAAGGTGCGGCCGTTCTCCTTCAGCGAGGAGGTCAGCTGGTCGACGGCCGAGCGGGCGGCGAGGATCGCGTCCGCGGTGTCCAGGCGCGACCCGCGGCTGCTGGAGCTCGTGCTGGGGCCGACGTTGACCAGGCCGCCGCCGGCGTAGCCGCGCATCGGGGTGACCCGCTCCGGGCCGGCCTCACCGAACTCGTACGTGCGTCCGGAGCGGCCGACGCCGATGACGTGCTCGGGAATGATGCCGCCGTTGGCCATGGCCCAGTGGTCGTGGGCGTTGCCCTTGAATCGGCCGGTGCCGGCGTGCTGGGCGTAGATGTCACCGGTGTAGGTGTGCCGGCGCCCGTTCTTGATGTTGAGGCTGTTCCACGGGGTGATGAGTTCCCGGGTGGGGCCCATGTAGTGCAGGTTGATCCACTCGGCGAGCGGCTTGGACGGCGGCCAGTCCACGGCCCGGCCGACCGCGTGATACGACCGGTTGCCGGACAGGGTGATCGCGCCGGGCCGGAAGGTGCTGGTGGCGTGCAGGCCGGGGAAGGCCTTGGCGACGACGGCCAGGATCCACTTGTAGGTCTCGCCTCCGCCGGCTGGGCTGGCATACACCGGGTTCGGGACCTTGGTGTTCTTGAGGTTGACCGGGAACGGGAAGACCCCACCGCCGCCGGCGTAGCCGGGCACGTAGCCGGTGGCGTTCATCTGGTCGAGCAGGCCCGGCGCCGCCGATTCGATCTTGCGGCGGGAGCTCTTCTTGATGACGAACTCGTCGGCGTGCACGATGCCGGCCGGCTGCAGTGTGTCGCCTGGGCCGGTCCAGCCGCCGGTGTCGAAGCCGGGCCCGTCTCCGCGGCCGCCGCTGAGCTGGCCCAGGGTGTTGGCGCTCTTGAGCGCCTGCTGCATACCGGAGAGCTTGCGGAGCTCGGCCTCTACCTTGCCTTGCCCGGTGACCTTGGTCGCGATGACGTACTGCCCGGCGACCGCGTCAGCAGCGTGCTTGGCGTCGAGCAGCTGGGCCTTGGCCTGCTTCGCCCCGGGCGCTGACACCTTGGGGGCGTACGGGCCGCCGTTGGCGTACTTGTCCGCCGAGGTCTTGGCCCCGTTGAACTGCTTGGCGACGTCCTTGATCTGCGACGAGGTCAGGCCGGCCTTTTTGAGTGCGGTGACGAAGGCCGGGTCGAGCTTGCCGTTGAAGGTGTTCGACAGCCCGCCGACCGCGTCCTGCAGGTCGAGGGCGGACTTCGCCGAGTCGAGGCTGGCCTCGTGAAACTTGGCCTGAGCGGCTCTGGCCTGTTTGCTCTTGGGGCCGTATTTGTCGACCGCATCCGTCATCGCGTCTTGGGCCTTTTTGGCCGCTTTAAGCGAATCAGCGTTTTTCTTCTGCGCGTCGATCAGCTTGAAGATCGGGTCGGTCTCGGACTTGAGGAGGTCGTGCAGGGCGGCGATCGCATCGTGCTCGCCTCGAGCGGCTCCGGCCACTGCATCGGCCTCGGTCGCGTACTTCTGCTGGGCGTCCTTGCCGATCTGCAGAGCCGAGTTGAGGTCACCGAGCTTGCCGGTAGCTCCGGCTGCCGAGCCGCTGTACTTGTTCAGCGAGCCTGCGCTCTGCTCGCTCGCGGCGGACTCTTTCTGCAGCTCCTGGTAGGTGTTCGGGAGCAGCTTGGCCAGCGCCTGGGTGTCCAGGCCCGACTTCGACAAGACCTGCTGCCACAGCTGGCTGGCCTTGTTGTAGTCGTTGATCGACGTGATGCTGCTGGTCAGCGCTTGGTCGAGGCTGGCCATGTTGTCGGTGGCCTGGTTGAACGACAGCCCGAAGATACTCTCGTTCAGCGCGTCGACCGCGCCGTGGACGCCCGGGATGGACGAGGTGAGGTCGTTGAGTCCGCCCCAGAAGCCGTGGGTGGCGGCGTCGGCGGTCTGGGCGTTCTTGCCGAGGTCGGACAGGTCGGAGCCGAAGACGTTGCTGAGCTCCCCGGCGACCTTGCCGGTGTTGACGTAGTTGGTGAGGGCGTTCGTCAGCCCGTTGACGTTGGCGGAGGCGGCACCGAAGTGGTCGGCCACCACCTCGAGGACCTCGAGGCCGGCGAAGACGATCGCGGCCTTGCCCGCGGCAGAGCTGACCTTGCCCAGGGCGCCGGCGGCTTTCTCCCCGGTCGGGCCCATGGCGCTGAGCTGTTCGACCGCGTCGGCGATGCCTTTGCGCAGCTTCACCCAGCCGGCCAGCCCGAGCAGGGCAGCCCCACCGAGCCCGGCGAGGACGGTGATGGTTGACCCAACCAGCGGCGGCATGCTGCTGAACTGGTCGACGAGGGTGTTGAGGCCTTTCGTCAGCACGCGCAGGCCGCCGTTGGCGCCGGATCCGGACTCGATGAACAGGGTCTCGACGGAGCCCTTGAGCCGCTCGACGTCGCCGGCCAGGTTGTTTGTCTGCTTCTGGGCGGTCTCGGCGGCGTAGCCGCTGGCGTCGACCGCGCCACGCCACTTGTCGACGCCCTTGGCGCCGTCGGTGTACAGGATGCTCGCGGCGCGGATGGCGTCGTTGCCGAAGATCTGGCCGAGCGCCTGCTGACGCTGCTGGTCGGTGAGGCCCTTGAGGCGGGTCTGCAGCACCTGGGCGACGCCGTTGAAGCCGATGAACTTGCCGGACGCGTCGTAGAAGCTGACGCCCAGCTGGTCCATCAGGGTCTGGGTCTGCTTCGAAGGGTTGGCCAGGGCGATCAGCATCGTCCGCAGCGACGTGCCGGCGTCGGAGCCGATCAGGCCGGCGTTGGCGAACTCGGCCAGCACGCCGGTGGTGTCCTCGACGCTGAGCCCGAACTGGCCCGCGACCAGGCCGGACTGGTTGAGCGCCGCGCCCATGTCGTGGACGCTGCCCTGCGCCTTGCCGGCCGCGGCAGCGAGCAGGTCGGCGACGTGGGGCACCTGGTTGCCGGCCAGCTTGAACTGGGTCATCGCACTGGCCGCGATGGAGGCGGCCTCGCCGACGTCGAGCTGCCCGGCCGCGGCCAGGCTGAGGGCGCCCTTGAGACCGCCGCCGAGGATGTCGGCCGACTGGATGCCGGCCTTGCCCAGCTCGGTGATGCCGTTGGCCGCCTGGGTGGCCGAGTACTGCGTGTCCTTGCCGGCCTGGATCGCGGCGGCCCGCAGCGCGCCCATGTGGCCCTGGGCGTCCTGGACGCCGACCGAGACCCCGGACATGGCCTTGTCGAAGTCGGCGGCCATCTTCACGGCGGCACCGGCCGCGCCGAGCAACCCGGCGCCCATGAGGGCGGCCTGGTCGCTGACCTTGTCGAGGTGGCCGCCCTTGGCCGCTTTGTCGAGTTCGCCGGTGAGCTGCCGGACGGCGGCGCCGCCCTCGCGCAGCTTGGAGCGCAGGTCGGTGACGTCGGCGGTGAGTTTGACCGAGACCGTGCGGGTCACCGTCACCTCACTTCTGTGCGGTCACTGACCAAAGCAGGGCGGCCGGCCGGGGAAGCTTGGTGGCTTCTTGGGCAGCGATCTTGGCGTCTTCGGCTCGGCAGCGGATCTTTCGGACCTTGAAGTCGGGGCCAGTGTCGGCGTGGCTGGTGCACTCCGACAGTGGGCCGCCGTGCAGCGGACACAGCTGCGAGCGGTAGAGCGCCAGGGCGAGGATTTCGCCGCGGTCCTGCTCCGTCCATTCGGCCTCTCGGACCGTGGTGGACCGAGCAATTCGGCCCTGGTCGTCGTACTCGTAGGTCGTCGTCTCGCTCAGCTCGCGCCCGTCGAAGACCGACGGGGGGATGCCGAGGGCCTCGGCGGCCTCTATTCGCTGCCGGTACTCGTCAGATACCTCGAGGCGGCGCGCGAGAAAGGGACGTCGACCCCACCTCGGTTGACCATTACGGCCGCGTTGATCAGCGTGTTGTACTGGCCGTTGGAGAGGTCGTCGATGACCTCTTCCCATTCGGTGTCGTCGAGGATGGGGTCGACGACGCTGGCGCGCAGCAGCGGCTCGAGGAAGGTGTCGTAGTTGGCGTCGAGGAGCCGGTCCTCGTCGAGGACCTCGCCGTCGTCGTTCTGCCGCGGCGGGTGCTCGGCCATCAACGCCCGGTACTTCTTTCCGGGGAGCGCTTCGAGGACCCAGGTGTAGGACTCGTCGAGCATCTGTGCGCGCACGTTCTCGATCTCGCGGGCCAGCCGGCCGGTCTCCGGTTCGTCCTCGATCGACGTGGACGGGTTGGCAAGCTCGCGACGCTCGGCGTCGACCAGCTCACGCTCGAGGCGCTCGAACTTCTCGACCAGGTCGCCGCGCATGCAGATCGGTACGGTGCGACGGTTGCGCTTGGCCCGTGCCCGCATCTCCCTGAAATCGGTGCTCATGCGGTCACCGCCTCGTACGTCGCAGCGAAAACATCCGGCTTGCAGGGGTAGAAAGTCCCCGGCTTGCTGTCACGTAGCACCCAGTCACCGTGACGGAATGTCGCCAATTCACTGTGCGTCGTAGGCAAGTCAAAGGCGATGAAGTCTGGGCCGATCTCGCCACAGGTATCAGATGCCTCGTCAGCCGAAATTCTCCGGGCCGGGTTGGACTCGTTGATTGCACCGCAGACGAAATCGCAGACCTCACTCCAGGTAGACCACCGAACCTGGACGGACTCGACCTCAACAGGCTTCTTGCGGAACTTCGGCATGCTTTTCTCCTCGTCCCGATGTCCCGATGAGCGCCCGGCCGGCGTCGGGACTGGCACCGGCCGGGCACGAAAAAACCGCCCCGGTCGGAGGCGGCGAACAGGTTGTTGCGCTGGTCAGGCGATGGCGGCGTTCGAGCTCGGGGTGGCGGTCGGGAAGATCGGCACCTCGTAGCGCTCGGGCATGTTGTCCTCGTAGTCCATGTCGACCTGCTCGCCGCAGGCGATGGGGAAGACGCGGACCTTCTGCCCGCTCGCCGGCGCCGTCGACGCGGTGATGGACTTTCGGCGCACCAGGTAGCCGCGGGTGTTGTAGACGAGCGTGGTCTTGGCGACGTCCGTGCCGGATTGGCTGCGCAGTCGCAGGCGCATGTTGCTGTACGAGATCCGACCGGGGATCGAGGTGTCGAAGACGTCTTCGATGCCGGAGGTCGGTGCGCTCGCGGTGTCGGCGGCGAATCCGCTGGCACCGTCCTTGGTCATCCACTGTGAGATGCGGATGCCCGCGTTGATCTCGGTGACGGTGGGCGCGTTGATACTGGCGATGCCGCCATTCGGCACAAACCACCAGGTCTCGCGACCGTCGCCGATGATGTCGTTAGCGCCCACGGGGCTTCTCCTTCTCGTCGCTGGCCGGCGGCTCCTCCGCCTGCGGCGTCGTCACATCAGGGGTGTCGGCGACCGCCGACTGCGGCTGTTGCACGGACTCAGGCAGCGCCACGATGACGCCTTGTTCGGTCCGTCGGGTCGGCGGGACGGCGTACTGCCAGCCCCGTCCCTGCCATGCATCGAGAGCGCCGGCTCGCATGAGCGAGTAGACCCCCGTCACCTCGTGCCGCATCCAGACCTCGTCGGCGCCCGTGGGCTCCGTGGTCTCGGTCCAGCCGTCCGAAGTGATCTGGTCGCGACGTGCGGCTCCTTCGACCTGGACGAATGTGTTGTCCGGCCCGATCAGCCAGTACGTGTTCTTCACGTCAGACCCTCTTCAGCTCGTAGGTGACGCCAGAGGTGGCCGAGAAGTTCAGCGTCGCGTTGCTGGTGGTGAGGTTGATCGCCGACCGGGAGACGAAGAACTCCCGGACCGAGGTGGTCGGCACGTTGACCGGTGTGACCGTGCCCGGGTTGCCCTGCGGGGTGACGCCGGAGTCGGACACCGAGAAGTTGGTGGCGGTGGTCGTGGTGATGACGCGGACGATCAGGCCGTTGGGCCCGAACTGGGAGTCGGCGACGGTGTCGGATGCGGACGGGGTGAGAGCGGTCGGTGTGATGCCGCCCGCGGTGATGGTCTGGGAAGTTTGAGCCGCCATCCGGCGCGCTCCCTTCGGTGGAGGTGGCGGGTCCGCCGGATGACGGACAGTGATCTAGCGAGGCCGCTAGGCCGGGACGCTGGCGTACTGGTAGACGTCGACCTGGTTGAGGACGACCTGGGCGGTGGTCTCGTCTCGGTCGGCCGGTCGGGAGTCGATCAGCCTGATGCGGCTGCAATCGCGACCTGCGATGTCGGGGCGGATCCCGCCGAGCGAGGCCCACACCTGGTCGGCGATCACCCGCACGGCGTCCGCGTTGCCACCCACGGAGTGGATGGTCGCGGTGACGACGACCCGGTCGAAGACGTCCTCGAGGGTGGTCCCGTCCGGCGTGGCGACGACGATGTAGGCCACCACGTACGGCGGTACGGTCCCGTTCTTGACGCTGCCGTCGCTGACCCGCAGGTTCGGGTTCTCCCTCAGCGCGGCCAGGATCGGCGCGGCGTGCTCGGCGTTCACCAGCTCAACGCCTCGACCACGACGTCTTCGAGGGCCTTCTCGTAGCGGGGCGCCTCCGCCTCGAGCGCGGGGCCGAGGTGGGGGCGTGGGGCCGACCACGGGGTGCCGTACTCGTATTCGAGGAGGTTGCCGAGCGCGCCCTGAACCTTGTCCTTGTCGGGGCCGATCTCGGCGGACGCGCCGGTAGCGGTCAGCTCGGTGTCGTAGGTGATCGACGCGGCATACCGGGGGGTGTAGGGGCCGCGGCCGACGCGCTGCTGGGCGTCCTTCTTGACGTTGAGGGCGCCCTTCTGGGTGGCGGCGCGGACCTTGACCGGGAGGACACCGGCCGCAGCGTCGATGGAGGCGGCGAGATGCTTCAGGTCGCTGGTGTCCACCCGCAGTCCGTCCACGGCCGGCCTCCTTCAGCTGGTGCGTTCGACGACGCCGACGCGGCGGGCGGTCTTCTCCGAGGCGTGTGCGAGGTCGCGGATGTAGAAGGTGCGGTCGGGCAGGTCCGGGTCGCTGATCGAGGTGGTGACGAGGACCTCGTCGTCGGGTTGCAGGCCGGTCACCGTGATCGGCAGGTGCACCTCGAGGCGGACCATCAGCAGGTAGGCCTCGCCGGCGTCCTGCTGCTGCGCCTGCATGGCCTGCTGCTGGATCCGGCACTTGCCCTGGTAGAGGGTCTCGTACGTCGGGGTGATCTCGCCGGTGTTCGGGTCGGTGGTCTCGTCGCCGGTGGGCCGCCGGATGGTGCAGGTGTCCTGCATGCGGACCTCGGCCATGGCGCGGCCGCGGGCGAGCACGTCGTCGCGGAACATCAGATCGCGGTGAGGTCGAGGGTCAGCGCGTTGATGGCGACGGTGAGCTGGCCCTGGCTGGCGAACGTCTCCGGGACGACCTTCTCGAAGTAGCCTTCGCCGCCACCGACCGCGGTCAGGTCGACCGCGGTGCCGCCGCTGGTGGTGCTGACCTTGAAGGTGTCGGTCGCGGCGTTGACGACGTAGTAGACGGTGCCTTCGGAGACGCCGGTCGGCAGAGCGGTGCCGAAGGAGTTGAAGAGCATCACCCGGTCGCCGTTGGCCAGGCCGTGGCCGGGGCTGAGGAACTGATCGTTGGTCAGGGTGGTGTCGACGCTGAAGAACCCGCGGACGGTGCCGTTGATCGGAGCGTAACCGCGGTAGTTGTTCGTGTTGCCGGTGGCGGCGTTGAAGAAGCAGAAGAAGCCGTAGGTGCCCGGGGGAACGTCGAAGGTCAGCGCGCCGCTGTTCTGCTTGATCTCGGCGGCGGCCGCGGACCAGGTGACGGCCTGGCGGGCGTACGCCGGGCTGCCGCCGGTGGCCTCCGTGCCGGTGGCGTTGGTGCCGGTGCCCGGGTCGGTGAGCTGCCACACGGCGACGTGCGTGATCTGCGTGTTCGACTCGTCGAGGGCGTCGAGCATCGCGTTCTTCGCCGGGGTGTTGAACGGCATCGGTGTCTCCTCAGGGCCGGTAGATCACACCGGTGAACGGGCGGATGATGGTGCCGTGTGCCGGCCGCGTCACCAGGCGGCGGCCACGGCCGTAGGCGAGGACGACCGCACTGCATCGGCCGCTTACCGATCGCGTCGCGCCGACCTGGTCGGCGAACCCGGATGCGGTTGGCGCAGTGACAGCCCGGCCCGTCGCGGCGACGCGCTTGGTGCTGGCTGATCGGCTATACGAGGCGGCGGATGATCGCGCACTGACCGAGGTCTGGTGCTTTGCAGCTGCGCCGACCGCGGCTACTGCTGTGGTGACCGCGAAAGACGGTGCGACCCGGGATACCGCGGATCGGATGACCGCACCGGCGATGCAACGGGCGGTAACGGAGCGCGCGGAACCGGATGCGACGGCGATGGCCGCACCTGCGGTAACGCCGACCCCTGGTGTCTTCTTGGCGGCGGCCGATACCCCGCTCACCGCAGCCGCCGCACGCACCGCGGCCGGTGTCACGTGCTTGGCCGCCGACCGGGCGATCGCCGCGGCTGAGGGGCTAACGCTGACCCTGCTGGCCTTCCGGGCGACCGAGGCGACAGACGCTGCCGCGACGCACCGCGCTGCAGCCCGGACGACCTTGACCGCGAGGGATTTGATGGTCGCCGCAGCGGTGTTCATTCCGGCACCGGCCACCGCGCTGCTTGTCACGCGCCGGACCGGGCCGATGAAGTAGCCGTTCGAGTTGAACGTCTTGGTCGGGTAGGCGGTGGTCGACCCGTCGATGAACCGGCCGTTGTTCATCGTGCCGAGCGCGGTGGTCGCGCCGTCGGCGACACCGGTGATGCCGTTGTTGGTCAGCGAGAATCCGGACCAGTAGGCGCCGGTCGCCGCGTACCGGCCGGAGCTGGTACGTATGCCGAACACGTAGGTTTTGGCCGGGTCGGGGACGAACGACGTCACCGAGGTCAACGGCAGCGTGTTGTACGCGCTCGGGGTCAGGGTTCCGGCTGCCACAACATCGGTGGTGGCGATCAGAGTGCCGGTGCCGGTCTCCGCGGGGCTGTCGTCGGCGGTCGCTTCCCAGACCACGCCCTGGTAGTTGCCGATCGGGGTGTCCGCCGCCCAGAACTGCACGCCGACGACCGGGATGGTGTCGGCGAACGTGATCGTGGTGCCGAGGGTGATGCTCTGGCCTTCGGAGACGTTGGTCAGGGCCGGCGTCTGGGTGGTGTACAGCGTCTGGTCCGCCATGGGCTCCCCGTAGGGCCGGGCGCCGGCGGCGCGGGATCAGCAGTACGAGCCGGTCGGCGGCCCCACGTGCTTCAGCCGCGGGAACGCCGGGTCGGGCTGGCCGGCGGGGCGGATGGTGAAGGCGCCGCTGGAGCGGCCGAGCACGCTGTCGATGCGGTCCTTCTCGGCGTCGGTGAGCGCGGCGTCGCCGAACGTCTCGGTGGCGTACGTGGCGGACTCGCTGTAGTCGTCGATCTGCGAGGACCGCTGCCGGACGCCGTCGGGGTTGAGCACGACCCGTTTCGCGGCGGCCAGCGCGACACCCTTGAGCATCAGGAAGTCGATGTCGCTGAGCTGGTCGTAGCGGGCTGGTCCGGCGTAGAGCCGGATCTCCGCGGTGGCCAGGTTCCGGGCCAGTTCGGCGGTGGCGCCATCGAACTCGGGAACCTGCAGGTAGGAGACGAACTCGTCGAGGGAGAACAGGTCGATGGCCACCGGGTGCTCCTCGCCGGTCGGGGCCGGGCCGTGACGTGGCGGCGTCGCGGCCCGGCTCGCGGACTACTCGGTCGGCTTGCCGGCCTTCTCGAGGGCGGCGATGACGTCCTCGCGGGACGCCTCCGGGTCGACCTCGACGCCGACGCTGGTGGCGTATTCGCGCCATGCCTGCGCGCTGGACCCGGACCCGCGCCGGGGCGGCACCGGACCGTTCCCGCCCGCGCCGTCGCCGCCAGCGGCCTTCTCCCGCTCGAGCTCGGCAATGCGGGCCTTCAGCTGGGCAACCTCGTTGTTGTCGGTCGCGGTGGCCTTCGGCGGCTCGCGTCGGGGCGGTTTAGCGCCTTCCCAGACGTCCGGGTTGGTGATCGCCGCGAGCGCCCACTCGTTCTCGGGCCTGTTGAGGTCGTCGTCGGGTCCGAAGACCTTCTCCCGACCGGTGCGGGCGCCGGTGGCGTCGGTTTCGACGGCGTGGACGTGGGTGTTGAGCTTGTAGGTGGTCATCAGGCCACATCCGCGATCATGAGCAGGCGGGGGTTTTCCAGGACGGGCATGCCGACGGCGTCGACGAAGACGAACTGCCGGTAGGGCGGTCCGACCTTTTCGATGACGGCGACGATGCCGGGCGCCTCCTCGATGGAGAAGTCGACAGCGTTGCTGTTGACCAGTTCGAGGGAGGTCGCCGTGACCCCCCAGGCGGTGTAACCGAGGTCGGCCACATTCGGCGGAAGAAAGATGACCCGGTCGGCCGGGATGACGTTGGTGGAGACCCCGTCGACGTCGACCAGGGTGTCGTAGACCTGGACGATCGGCGGCAGGTTGAATGCGGACAGGACGTTGTCGAGGGCCGCCCGGGTGACCAGGCTGGGCGTGCCGGCCAGCGACGCGGCAAGCGTGCGGATCTCCGCGTTCTGGAGCATGTAGTTGAGCACCGCGGTCGAGATGACCATGCCGCCCGGGCGGAAGCCGTTCGTGGCGACGTAGGTGTTCACCCAGGTGGTGAGGTTCGCGATGATCGTGGCGGTCGCCGTCGAGGACCACAGGGTGCCCGGGGCGACGATGTTGCCGCCGGGGACACCGAAGTCCGCCTCCAGCACGAGGCCTCCCTCGCCTGCGAGGGTGAACTTGCCGTCGGTCAGCACGTCGCCGCGGGCCTGCTCCATGCGGGCCTGGACCTCGCGGGTGAGGTTGGTCGTGTCGTTGTAGACGGCGTTCTCGATCGCCGTGAGGCTGCCGCCGGCAGAGCGAGCGAATTCCAGCTGCAGCCGCTCCAGCTCGCCCATGTTCAGCGAGGACGACAGCGGGGGCAGCTTGACCTGCTTGGTCACGCCGACGTCGCGTTCGGACACGTGCAGCCGGCCGTCGTAGGCGCGGAACCGGGCAGTCCGGTTGGTGCGGGTGATCTCCGCGAGGTCGACCCAGTTCTTGTCGATGTGGCGGTCCGGGAGGATCTGGTTGAGCGTGAATGCCTGCGGGGTCGGCACGTTGCGCGTGAAGACGGTCTGAGCGTCCGGCGTGACCGGCCCGTCGAAGACGATGGCCATGGTGTTGTCTCCTTAGGTCGGCCGGTCAGGGGGTGACGGTCGAGAAGTGGATGAGCTTGAGCGCGGTCTGCCCGGCGGCGTCGATGTAGCCGCCGCCGGTGGCCGCGTTCGCGATCGGCAGCTTGGCCGTCGCGACGAAGCCGTGCACGAGGATCGCGGCGCCGACGTCCTTGGTGAGGTCCGACAGGTTGGGGATCTTGACCGAGCTGAGCAGGATGCCCGCGGCCGTCTGGGTACCGTCCGAGTTCGTCGACAGGTACGGCGCGTACAAACCCGTGGCGGTGATCTTGCCGAGCACGACGCCGGACGGGATGTAGCCGTTCGGGTAGTGCGTGGCCTGGGTGAATGCGCTGACGTCGAGCGTCACGGTCGGGGTGGTGCCCGGGTCGGTGCCGTGGGGGCTGAGCAGCCACGACCGCTTTTCGGTCTGGTAGCTGGTCGTCACCACCGAAATGTCGGTCATGATGATCCCTTTCCTGGGAACTTTCTACGTGGTCGTCTTCTTGCCAAACCGCTTCTCGATCTCGGCCATGGCCTGATCGCGGGCCGAAACAGGCTTGCCACCGCGGTTGCCTTGTGACGGGTCCGGGCGCATCCCGTTCGAACGGCCGCTGCTGTTCTGGCCGCCCTGAGCTGAGCCGAAGTCCTTCAGCAGCTCGTCGGCGTCGGCCGCCAGCTCCTCGCGGGTGGTGCCGACGAGGCGCTTGGCCTGCGCCGAGGTGAGCTTCTTCTCCGCGGCGACCTCGGCCCGGAACCGAGCCAGGCGCTCCGCTGCGAGTTCCTGCTCGTGGTTAGCGATTCGCTGGGTCAGCGCGTCGAAATCGGGCTTGCCGTCCTCAGTGGGCTTCGCGCCCAATGCCTCGGCCAGCTTCTGCAGGGGAGCGAGGGCGTCGAGCTTGCCCCTCATGTCCGCGAGCTCCTTGCGAGCCGCGTTCCGCTCCGCCTTCATGGCGTCCAGCGCCTTCTTGCCGGCGTCGCCGAGCCCTTCCGGTGGGTCGCCATCACCGTTCTGGCCGCCGTCGTTCCCGCCGTCGCCGGAACCAGTCCCGGTGCCGCCGTCGCCTTCGCCCGATCCGCCCCGGACCGGCCAGATCGGGGTGCCGTTGCGGCGCCGGCCGATCGCGGTGAGCCCGGTGAACGGGTGGACGGGCAGGTCCGGCCCGAAGGCCGGAAGGTGGATCTTCACTGGTGACTCCGTTGCGGGGTCGTCCCGGCGCCTTGCGCGTCCGGGTGGTCTATCGCAGGAGGTAGCCGTGCAGGCGGAGCAGCCGCAGCGCGTCGTCGCGGTCCTTGGCGTCGCGCAGGATCTGCTCGGGCATCAGCCGTACGCGCGTGGCGCGCCGGTAGCGGTCGGCTGCGTTCTTCGTTTGCGTCTGGCGGGCGCCGAGTCGTATGCCAGCCAGACCGCGTGTCGTCGTGCCCTCGGTGGTAACCAGAACGTCGCGCCCGAACAGCGAAGCGGTCTGTACGCCGCGGCGGGCGTTGACAACCTGGTTGATATCCGCGCCGTTACGGATCGCCTCTGCGCCAGCCTTCGTGAAGATCCGGTCCTGATCAGCGGGGCTGAGGCTGTGGAAGTAGGCCGTGGGGTTCGTGCGGATGTCGCCGGCGGTGTTCTCCCGCCCGGGCAAGCCCACGCAATCGCACTTCGGATGGCGCTGGAAGCCGGCGTTGTACCGGTACCAGCGGCCCGCCAGGAGCACGCAGCGGGAGCAGGACTGGCCGACGAGCATCCGGACGTAGCCGGTCGCCTGCGGGCGTGCGGTCGTAGCGACGAGGTCAGCGACCCGGCCGGCGTCAGCGACCTGCGTGCGGACGATCCGGTCGAGCAGGAACCCACCGGCGGCCAGCGCCTCGTCAATCGAGGTGCCATGACCGATGAGCTCGAGCGTCCCGATGACCGGCTGATACAGCAGGTTGTCCAGGCCGCGGCCGTCCGAGGCGATCCCGGACAGCGATGCGGACGCTGTCCGGCCGGTAGCGGCCGGGTCAAGACCTTGCGCGTCGAGGACCTCGTCCAGGTAGCGGTCAGCCTCGCCGGCGGCGACCCGCTGCGCGCCGGTAAGCACCACCATCAGCGGCAGCAGCTGAGAGATCCACGTCTGGGAGATCTGGGCCGGGTTGAGCCGGCGCCAGGCCCGGCGGGCCTCGTCGGCGACCGCCTCGACCAGGCCGATCCGGTCCCGGCCGTGCGCCCGGGCAACCTCAGCGAACGACTGCATCGGCCGGCTGCGGCTGGCCGGCGGCCGGATCAGCTGCGAGCGGCGGGTTCAGCCGGGCGGCGATCTGGTTGACCGGGTTCCGGGCCTCCTGGGCGGCGAACTGCTCGGCGAGCTTCTTGCGCCGGGCGGCCGAATAGCCGAGATCCACCCAGGCCGCCTCACGGGGCAGAATGTCCGCCTGAACCAGCTTCACCGCGGCGTCAGCGGCCTGCGCCCGGGTCGGGGTGGCCGGCGAGCGCCACTGGGTCTCGAGCAGCCGCATCCGGTCGTCCCATTCGCCGTCGCGGATGCGGACCGCGATCTGCTGGGCCCGCTCCCACGACGCCTCGGCGCCGGTCTCGAAGTCCTCGACCTGCTTGATCAGCCGGGACTCGTCGGCCAGGATGCCCTCCGCGCTGGGCGGGTTCGTGGTCGCCTGGCCCAGGTAGCGCATCGGCAGACCGGTGACGCCGCTGACCAGCTGGGCGTAGTGGTTGACGATGCCGGAGAAGTTGGCCAGGTCGGCGGCGCTGAGCGACCCGACCTTGGCGTCCGGGTTCTTCAGGGCCCAGATCGCGCCGAAGTAGGCCTCCCACTGCGGGAGGACGTTGCCGTCCTTGTCCTTGAAGTCCGTGGGCTGGGCGCCGACCACGTACCGCTGCGGGACGGCGAGTGCCTCGGTGGCGACCTGGGCGTTGGTCAGGGCCCGGGCGGCCGCGTCGGTGAGGCCGATGATGCGGGTCATCGCCGAGCGGCCGTGCCGGCGCGACAGTTGCTCGCGGTGAACCAGCGGTACCACCGGCACCACGCCGAGGCCGTGCTCGTCGCGGTCGACCTCCGTCCAGGTGGCGTTGCGCCGCTCGAGCCAGATCGTAACGTCGGGCAGGTAGAGGGTGGCGTGGGTGAGGCCGTCGTCGACGTAGGACTTGGCGGCGGCGATCGGCTGCCTGGTCCGCGGGGACAGCTCGACGGCCATCTCGTTGGACGACTCGACCGTGATCAGCGGGGTCGCGGCGTCCCGCGGCCGGTCCTCGTCGCCGCCCTCGGCCGACGGGGCGTCGGGGGTGGCGGCGTCGCCGGCGCCTATCACGATGAACGCCTGGCCGAACTTCAGCGCCTCCAGATGAGCCAGCTTCGACTCCCGGTCGAGGCTGTTCTCCTGCCAGATCCGCCACAGGTCCTCGTCGGCCTCGGTCGCGTCCGGCAGCTCGAATCCCTCGAGGGTGATCCGCTCGGCGAGGGCATCGACGTAGGTGCCCGGCCACGCCACGATCGTCAGGAAGCGGCGCAGCTCCGGCGGGATGGCCAGGCCGAGCTGCTCAACGCGCTGCTCCCCCTCGTAGTAGGCGTCGAGCAGCCGGTTGTGCCGCTGGGCCCGCTGAATCTTCGTCCAGAGCCGGTTGAGTAGCGTCTTCTCGTCGTCGGAGAGGGCCACACGACCCCCTCACGTGGACTATCGGAGCACCAGGACGGTCGTGTCGATCTCGGGTTCGGGTTCCCACTTGCCGGCGGCCAGGGCGTCGAGGCGGGCCTGCCAGGACAGGCCGCCGGCCATCGCCAGGTCGATCTTCTTCGGCGAGTCCGGGCGCTCTTTGGCCATCACCCACAGCGGCTTGCCCTCGTCGTCGCGCAGGTTGGTGTCGCGTTTCTGGGCGTGGCCGATGTGCTGCCAGAACGTCTCGTCGCCGTCGTTGTTCACCTCGCCAGCGGCGATCGCCAGCTGGTAGGTGCGGCACATCAGCGCGGTGCGGCGGATGTTGCGGGAGTCGGTGTAGAACTCGGCGAACACCTTCGGCCCGTACCGGCCAGACCAGTCGGCCAACCGGGTGTCCCAGCCGCGGGCCGGGTCGCCGTAGAACCTGATCAGGCGCCACCGTTTGACGATCTCGTCGACGGCCTCGTCGACCTCGGCGACCGGCACCTCGTCGTCGGGCTGCTCCTCGGGGATCCACAGGCCGAACCGGTGCTGGAACCCGGTCTCGACCTCGGTGACGACCAGCGCGGTGGTGTCCTTCCAGCGGGAGCCGTCGAACCCGCCGGTCACGGCCGCGCCGCGCGGAATCAGGTAGCCGCGGCGGGCCTGGGTGCGCCACTTCTTGGCGTCGAACGCCTGCCGCTCGCCCTGCGTCCACCGGTTCGTCCACACCCGCTCGAGGTAGGCCAGATCTGCGCCCGGACGGTCCCACTGCTTGGCGATACCGCGCAGATCCGACCAGGCCGCGACCGCCGGGCCCGAGGCCTCCCGGATCGCGGCGATACGGCCCTGCATCGTCGTCAGGTCGTGGCCTGGGCCGGCCTCGCGGTGGAAGTAGGACAGCTCCGGATCCTCGATCTTGCCCTTGAGGATCAGCTCGGCCTCGTCCTTGTCGAGCTCGGCCACCGAGCCGGCGCCCGGCTCACCCGCGGTCGTGATGCCGAGCGACCACGGGTCGTCGAGGGGCCGTTTGGGGAGGTTGGCCTCCATCGTCTCGTAGGCCGAGCGGTGCCGGGCCGAGGTCAGCCGGTGCGTCTCGTCGTAGCCGGCGAACGTGGTCCGGGCGCCGTCACGGGCGTTCGGGGACTGCGCGAGGGCGACCGCCTTGCCGTCCGCCCGGCCGCGCTCGTCAAGCCGGAGGATCCGCTCGAGACCCGCGTCGAACAGGTCGGCGTCCGGGCCTTCCCGGCAGATCGTCAGCAGAACGTTGTACGCCAGCTCCTCGACCTGGTCGACCGTGACCGCCAGCATCGGGATGTACGGGTCACGGACAGGGCGGCCGACCGGCACCCACGCCGAACCGACCCGTTTCCAGCCGTCGAACCGGACCGGCCCCTCCGGGTGGAGCTCGGCGAACGCGACCCAGCCCATCTTCTCGGTCTTCGCGGCGCCCTTACGCAGCGACCAGCGGACCCGGCGGAACCGGCGGCGGCCGGCCAGCTCATGCTCGCGCGGGAAGACCTCGTACGCCCGGTAGATCAAGGCGCGGGTCTCGCTGTCGAGCTTGGCCGGCTGCCCCTTCAGCGAGCCGGGCCCGAAGATCGCCCGCTCCTCGATCAGGTCACAGACCCCGGGCCCGAGCGTCGGCCACGGCCGCTTATCCAGCGGCGGGACAACAACCGTGGTCACACGGCATCGCCGAGGATGCTGCGCGGGTCGTCGGCCTTCTTCACCGCCTTCGGCGCGGCCGTCCGGCGGCGAGCACCGCGGTCCTGCGCCTCATCGACCTTCTCGATCTCCCACTGCAGCCGGCGCCGGTCGAGCGGAGTGAGGCCGAACGCCATGCGCTGCTGGCGGATCTCGGCGGCCAAGTCCTTGCGCAGCTTCGGATCCTCGGTGCTCCAGAAATCGTCGACCAGGACCGCGAGGCCGAACAGACCGTGCAGGTCGCTCTTGTCGAACTCCGGCGCCATCGGCGACGCCCAGATCGCCCTCCACCAGGCTCGCGTCTGCTCGTGCCACAGCCGGGTCGGAAGCGCCGGCGTCTCGACGTCGTGCACCAATCTCAGCGTCGCGGCGGTGGACGCTCTGTTACGGCGAGCGCGGACCGACGGATCCTTCGGTGGGGGGCCGGGCATGTCGTGCTCCTCCTCTGCCGCCTTGCGCGGCCAACGGAGTCCCGGGTCACCTTGCGTGACCTGGAAGTCTGGGAATCTCGTACGCGGAAAAGACGCCCTCCCCGGCGGTCCGCCACCCTTGTGGATCTTGGGGGATCCTCCCCACCCCGTCACTCAGCGTTAGCACCGTCGGGTGTCGTAAGTCCGTAGGCAGGGTCGGTGAGCACACGATCGACCGTCTCAAGGCGCCTGCGCTGCCGTTCGACAAGTGGGTGGCCGTCGGTCAGTCCCTTGGCCAGCAGGTCGTCAAGCTCGTGCTTGTAACGCGCCTTGTCCTGCTCGAACGCCTCGCGGGTGAACTCCATGGTCAGCCTCCGTGTGCGGCCTTGCCTCCGGCTGAGCGGTTGCACAGCTGGTGCTCGGGCCCGCGGATGCGACGCTGCTCGTCATGGCCAAGGTCCCATGTCTGACCGGGCAGGATGAGCCGGGCCGGCATGAGGCAGCGTGGTGCGTGGCAGTGCACGCCACCTCGGGCAACACGGACTGCCCATGATCGCCGTGCCTGGTCGTACTCGGTGTCGTAGCCACGCGCCTGACGCCGGCCACGGCGGAGCTCGTGCTGCTGGCCGCAGGGCGCGCACCGGCCACGGTCCACGAGGGTGGGGCAGCTGCCTTGGTGGGCCGGGCATCCGGTGCATCGGCAGACGCGCTGGGCGCGGCGCATGGTCAGCCGAGCAGCATGAACGCGCCGAGCAGGGCGGCGAAGACGAGGTAGGGCGCGAGGATGGCGGCTGCGATCTTCCAGTCGGTGGCGGTTCGCATGTTCACCACCTTGGATACGCAGAAACCCTGCCGGATCAGGACCGGGCAGGGTTCACTTGCGGCAGATCTTCGCAGGCGTCTAGGCAATCGTCAAACCACGGCGGCCCACTCCATGGCGTTCATCGTCTCACCACCGACTCTTGCCGCGCCGCAGCCTGTACGCCGAGTGCATGCGACGGATGCGCGGGTGCGAGCGCCGGAACAGCAGCTGGTAGCCCGCCGGCGTGAGCCTCAGGGTGCTCCCGCGAAATATCAGCGGCGGCATTACGAACACCTGCCCGGCGGGCACCACGATCGGCTCCTCGAATCTGATCATGGCTACATGGCTCGTGATGTCCACGCCGCTGACGCTGACCGACGTGGGCTTGCCCGGTAGCAGCGTCATGCCGCTTCCTCGCTCTCCGTGGCGTTCAAGCCACTTTGACCTTCGTGCTGGTCTTGATGTGCTCGCCGAGGACCTGAATGCTGCCGTCCTCGCTCGACCAGGTGGCCCCGCACGCCCGGCAGGCCGCCCGCTCAGCGGTCAGGTTGACCCGCAGGGTGCCGGTCTGTTCGCAGTCGGGCAGCGGGCAGGTGGCGCCGCGCAGCACGAGGACGTTCTCCCAGCCGACCAGGACGGCGGACCAGCCTCGCCACCGGCGCAGGTCGGCCAGCAGGCGCTTCTGCAGGTCGTGGTCGAGGTGGCCAGCGGCACCAACGAGGGCGCGCACGTTGGACTCGACGGACGCGCGCAGGGCCAGGCCGAGGTCTTCGCACCAGGCGAGGACGGCCATGCTGATCTCGTCGTGGCAGGACAGGGCCTCGACGGCGAGGGGTGGCCGGCTGGCGGGGATGCTGCTGGCCTGCGGTTCGCCGCTGGAGCAGCCGGCCGGGATGACGGATTGGTAGAGCTGGGCGAGCAGGCCCGGGAGGACGGTGGTGTGGTGGCGGACTTTCTTGTGCCGGTTGCTGTCCCACACCTCGTAGCGTTCACGGTTGAAGTGGGGTTCGGTCAGGGTGTCCGCGATGGTGGCGATCTGGTCGAGCAGGGTCACGGGCACTCCTCGGTCGGTGCTGAACTTTGCGGCCAGCCCAGGTGCTGGCGGTTCGTGTGCGGCGTCCACATCTGCCGCTCGGGTAGGTGTTTGATGCGCCGATCAAGGCAGGGCCGGCCGGGCTGGGCGCCGCATCCGCAGGGTCCGTATTCGTCCCAGGCGGCTTCCGGCGTCCAGTGAGCGCCGTAGTCGCTGGGCATCTGTCCCGATCGGCTCACGACGGTCTCAGGCGGCTTCTGCGCGCGGGTCGGTGGCGCGGTCCCGGGCAAGGTGGTCTTCGGCGGCCTGGGTGGCGCTGAGGGGGCTGCCGTAGCCGGCTTGGCGCAGTAGGCGGGTGAAGGTGGCGCCGGTCATGGTGACGTAGCCGTCGGCGGGGCTGGCTTTGCCGCGGCGGTGGTGCCAGACGGCCGAGTAGTCGGCGCCGTCGTTGGCCTGTTCGATGGCGGCCTCGTCGACCCAGGCGGCCAGCTCGGTGGCGCGGCAGTTTTTCGCTTCGAGGACCCAGCCGGGGATGCCGGCGATGTCGCCGCGGTCGCTGGTGCCTTTGAGCGCGCGTCGTTCGGCGTGCGGGAAGCCTTCGGCGGCCAGGTGGCGGACGACGGCGGTCTCCCATGCGGTGCCTTTGCTCTTGCTGGCGCTCATGCGGCACGCTCCTCGATCGCCTGGCGGAGGTAGCAGGCGAGGTCGAGGGCTTCCTGGTAGGCGTCGATGAGGGCGTCGCGGCCGTTGTGGGGTTGTAGCGGGGTGCCGTAGCGCTGAATGCCGACGTGCTCTCGTTCTTCGAGGTCTCGGCGGACGAGCGACTGGATGGATGTTCGGTTGTTGCGGACGGGTGCCGGCTGGTCGGTGATGGGTTGGGTCATGTTCAGCTCCTGGTGCAGTCGTGCTGGGCGTGGATGTTGCTGGCGAGGTGGTTGTCGGCGAGGCGGGATTGGTCGCGGTAGGCGAGTTGGCCGTTGAGGAGTCGGGCGTAGGTGCGGCGGCCGGATGCGATGGCGGCGACTTCGGCGGGGAGGCCTCCGGGGAGGGGTAGGAGGTCGACGGTGGCGGGGATGCCTTCGTCGAGGGCGCGCAGTGTGGGCATGCCGCAGCGGGGGCAGGTGGCGAGTTCGGCTGGGGTGTTGACGAAGTGGTTCATTGGCCCTCTGCGGGGTTTGAGCCTTTGCGGGGTTTTCCTGCGAGGGGCGCCCCTAGGTGTTTCCACGGTTCCGTTACGGTGTGTAGTGGATCTATAAACTCTCGTGCGCGTGTCTCCGAAAACAAACCCCGCAAAGGCTCAAACCCCGCAGCCATGGCTCACGCACCTGCCTGATTCGAGAGGATCTGCCACTGTTTGATGTGGTCTCGTGTTTCGCCGGCTGGGCGGACGACGAAGTGGCCGGCCCATCGCCCTTGCCGGTTGGAGAGCCACCGGCCGAGGCTTTTCGAGATGCCCGCGAGCCCGTGCGGGTGGCGGGCGGCCTTGTCGGCGAGCTCGCCCGGTAGCGCGTCGTGGGCGATCCGGCCGGTCGCGATGACACCGCCTGCGTCGATGTCGGACAGCAGGGCTTTGACGGTCCACGGGTCGTCGCCGTAGGCGTCGTGGACGGCGTGCAGGAACACAGCCCATTCGTCGTCGTCGCCGCCGACGGACACCTGGGTGGATTTGTCGTCGAATCCGCCGGGGACGCCGGCGTTGGCGAGGATGCCGGCGATGGTGCGCACCCAGTGGGCGTAGCCGTCGCTGGCGTGTTCGGGCGGCACGGGGCGGCCGGCGACGACCCAGGACCGGACGATGGTGAGCAGGGCGTGGAGGAGTTCCCCGCGCCGGTTCTTGACCCACCGTTCGAGGTCGGCGATCGCGAAGTTGGTGCGTTGTTCGGGGTTGGGCACGCCGGGGTCGATGACGGTGCGGATGGTGCGCCGGGGCAGGTCACCGCCGATGTGGATGTTGTTACCGGTGATGGTCCACAGCCGGTCGTTGACGGTGTTGGCCCATTCGTTGCCGCCCAGGAGCCGGTCGTCCCATTGGTCGGAGGTGAGCAGCCCGGCGAGTGCGCTCGATTTGAGGGCGCCGGACACGTTGTCGATGACGACGACGGGGCCGGTGGTGACCGACAGAATGGTGGTGATCTGTTTGCGCAGCTCGGTGTCGTTCTCGGGCATCTCGGCCCGGAACACGCCGCCGTGGATATGCCGGGCGAGGTTGGCCAGGAGTGTTTTCCCGGAGCCTGGCTGGTGGGCTTCGATGGCGTGGAGTTTGTACGGGGCGGGCGCGATCGCCCGCAGCATGGGCGTGATGAGCATGCCGAGGTAGTTGGCGCGGAATTCGTCGGAGACGAACGGGAACCCGTCGACCATCTCGAGGAGCAGTTTGACCGCGTCGGTGACTTCGGACTGGCCGGGTTC